CACATCACCGCTACCTGGTGAGAACGATGGCCCATACGTTGCGTACGGAGTGACTCCACCGCCCTGGTCAAGGACTGATACTTGAACTTCGCCAGTCAGGGGGATGGGGGTTCTTAGCGAGATGAACTTGTAAAGTTTTGGCTCTTCGGTGTTGAAGCGAATGCGACCGGTTTGTAGGTATCCCTCGGGCAGGAGGGTGGAAGCGTCTTCAATCCAGAGGGAATCGCTGGTGATGGAGAAGACTTTCCGGTCCGAGCTTCCTAGCATACTTACCGACTGGGCGGCATTCGTTTCTCCTGTGGCGTAGATATCTCTGGCGTAGGCGTATCTCACGATTCTCGTAGTCTGATCCTGGGTGGCCGTGCCCAGGTCTACTCTGTACAGGCCGGACTGTCCGTCGTGAGCGAATGTCGTACAAGTCCACATGAATCTGTCGAAGCCTACGATCGACCGGCATCCGCCGGTCGGAGTGAACAGCAAGGGCCCGTAGTTGATGTCGCCATTGGAATCGATTTCCCCGACCCGAAAACCCTTGCTTGTAGCGATGCCGACGAACGTTCCCACGTATCCGTATATGGTGTTAATCTGCTCACCGGTAGGCATCTGAGCAGTGACCGCGCCCCCGCCCGTAAGGGCGGGCACTCCGCCAGTTCCGTCCAGAGTGAACTTGAATATAGATCCGGTGGTTCCATCATTGCCGGCCGCATAGATTGCATTGGGGCCATCGGTCAACGAAGTCCACACCCAGTTGGGATTGTTATGCGTATACGTAACAGTAGGCAGGGCGGCCGGTAGGCCGGTCGTTACGATCGGGGCAAAGTAGATCGAGTTGTTAAACGCCACTCCGATGCGGGCTTTGACGTATTCGATTGCCCCGGTCGTTATAGTGCCAGCCGGAGGGCTGTACATCTTGGTAGCGGCGCCCTGGTCGACTCCAGACCAAACGCCGTCAGTCGCCAGTAGAAGAGATCGATTGCCACTAGAAGCCAGTCCCAGTGGATTGCCCACCAAAGGCCAGGAGATGGACGTATTGGTCGTTCCATCGGTACTCCAGTAGAGACTGGAGTCCAGATACCAAGCGCGATCGACACCCGTAGAACTAACGTATCCCCGAACAGGATTGACAGCTCCCGTCAGCGTTGCTTGATTATTCGACCGGCGAAGCAGTTTAAGCTGGCCGCCAGTCCATGGGTCGACTCCCAAGGATTCTCCGAATCGCAGATCAAAGGATCTGAGATAGGGATTCTGAAGATCGGGATCCTGATAGAGGAGACCGGCCCCGCCGGAGAAGTCCTGTTGAGATCTAAGCCACCAACCGTAGATGGACTGCTCGCCAGGTTCCGCCGAAGCATCATACTGCTGCTTCCTGATCTCTGCCATCTTCTCCTGGTACGGCCATTGGTCACGAGTCGCGGAGAGGAAAGGAATTCCACCCAAGGCATAGTCGAACTGGTTGTCCGCCAAGGAATAGGAACCGCCGACACCCGTACCCTCGAAGTTTGAAATCTGCCACGGTATCCGGTGGACGATATCCATTTGATACTCCTAGAGTACGGTGGTGACAACTTCCAGCTTCGTAACGGTGATCGTACCGACATCAGGAGTTTCGTTCATCACCGAAACAATGGTGTCGATGAGGCTTTCTACGGATTCCGCCGGGACCAATTCCAGAGTCAGATCAAACTGGTACTTGTCTGCGTTGTCCCGAAAATTGATACGCGGATACTCCTTGATTCCTGCCATCAAAACTCCTTAGGCGACTCGGGTAACTCGCATCCACGAATCTGTATAAAGAACGGTAGCGGTAGCGAGAGAAGCACCCTGAGCCCATTGCATGGTGTACGCCCCACCCGTTCCCGCGGTCCTAATGATCCCCCGGATGAACACCGTAGTATGGTTGCCCGCTCCGATGCCACCAAAGTTTCTCTGCTGGCTGATGGTGTTCGAGTCAGTCCGTATGGCATATCCATTAGTGGCCGGAGCAACTTCGCCCAAGCCATTTCCGAATCCAGTCCACGAACCAGCGGAGCTTGCGGGAACTCCCCAGTCGACCAGGATGTCCGCAGAGCTATCGGCAGAAAACTCCAGATATGCTTCAAGGATGTACGTAGAGTTCGCCGAAATGGAGACAGTCAAATGAGGATCATCGGTAGCGGTCGTCGTACTCGCCCGACTGGTATCCGCCGTCTTCCTGGCAAACAGCGTCTGCCCGATCCCGTTGGTCGTCATACTTCCGCCGACGGTGGCATTGCCAGTCACCGTAAGGTCGGACGCCGTAATAACGGCGCCGTTCTTCTGGACCGCAAAACGCTGATTGGTTCCATCGGGATCCGAAACCAGGAAAGCACCCTCTGTGTTTGACTCGGTTGTACGAACCGCTATCGCAGACCTAGTAGAAGACGCATTCGGGTACACCGAAAGAGTCCCACCGGACAAGACTTCAAACCTGTCGGTAGTCGTATCCGAATCGGTAACACGGAAGCGATACAAGCCATCCGCCTCGCCAGCCTTCTTGATACTCTTCAGGCCGCCAATGTCATCGAACGTCGCCATCTGAGTCAGGTTGATCTCGTTGTCCAGTATAGTAAAACGTTGCTGAGTAGGATTGGTCGAATCGCCAATAACCGTAGTCGTCCACACCCCGGTGTTGAAGATGTCGACGCGATTAAGAGTTCCGGTAGCACGATCCAAGGTCTTGTTAGACAACGTCTGAGTAGACGTCGTACCAACGACGTTGTTACCCACCCCCGAAACTCCATGAACATTCTGCGTAGAATTCTCGTGCGTCCTCGAATCAGAGAAGTCCCGGCCCGAAGACACGTGCCTAACGATAGCTCCAGCATTATGCCCAGTCCCAGACGTGCCGTCCACGGCACGCGTAACAGTGAGACTCAATCCTGCCACCATCGTCACGTCGACAAGCTCTTCGTTCGCGGCACCATAATCAAGGGCGAGGGTAAACGGCGTGCTTCCAGGGAACCCTCCAGTGCTAGCCACTGCGATTGTGGTGCTAGAGCCGGTGATGCTAGCTGTAAGGGTTGTCTGCTGGGCAACGCTCGAATAAGAAGCGGACAGTCACGTCCACATCACCTTCTTTCTGTGGCACCATCAGCCCATGACTAATAAACTGATAGATGACCTTGATCTAAACTGGCTCAAGGCACGTACGGATGAGAGTCGAACCTGGAAGCATATTCTTTAGCTAGAAAAGTTCTGGTAGTTCTCGAACAATTTGAGCAGACGGTCCCTTTCCTCCGCGAGCCTCTTCTGATACAAGCCCAGAAAGTACTGACTGGCTTTCGACGCGGCCCCTTCTGGAACTAGGGGAGCTCGTTCTGTCGCTTCGATACTCTGCTGCTGAAGCCTTGCAGCTTCATATGCAGGCAAGAGGCGCCAGCAGGCGCCGAACACAATAAGGTCAACGACTCGTTCGGGAAGACCGCTGACGGATTCGAAGTCATCTGCGTCGTTCGCCAAGACCGAAGGCTTTTTAGTATAGGAGACTCGGACATTCCTTCCAGGGACTACCGGGTTATTTCCCAAGGAAACCTGGATCGACTTTCCCGTAGGGGTAGGAGTGGGCTTGACCTGGCCTGCGGTGGTGGAAGCCATCGCGTTGAATCGCCACGATGTCATAGCCCTCCATACGCCAGACGGTCCTATGGTATTCGACACCACCTTGTAGACGTCATCGACCTCGGCTGGGATGGGATACTCGTACCTTGCGGCAACGTAAGGAAACTCGAACTGACCGAAGACAAACAAATCCGGGTAGACCCCATTGATCGAATCGTTGATCGCTTCCTTCATGCGCAGCCTGGGAAATCTAGGATCGTCCGTGATGATCGCACCAGAGGAATGAGTCGCAATCGTGGTGCCCTCGGCACCACGGCCAGGCAATCCACTTAGAATGGTTACCTGGCCAGTGGCTCGGTCGTACTTCTTGACCAGAAGCATCTCATCATCAATTTCAACCAGACCCCTTGACAGGTTGGTCACTGTCTCGGGGTCTACGTTGAACGTCACATCGGTGGCAGTCATCGGACTGGTGAGATAGGACAGAGATGCCTGGTCCTGCGTGTAGCCCTGCAACTGCTGCCGGACTCTCGCCACGAGTTGCGAGAATGAGACTGCCATCGTTTCCCCTTATTCGTAAATGAAGCCGTTAATCGTGGCGGAACTAACCCCGTTGGCTCCCGCTGTGAACTCCAGAGTTACATCGTTTTCGACTGGGGCTCGACAGATGACGGGAAGGCAGACCGAATCGGCAACCGTAGTGAGAGCCAGTCCGACCAGGTTAATCCTGCCGATGACCGTTCCACTCGCTGGGCCTGCATTCGTTCCGCTGATCGTTACGGTAGGCGTAGAGTTTCCGAGAACGGCCACCGAAGCAGACAGTACAAGGTCTCCGGTGTATCGCTTTCCCGCCGGGATAGTAATCAGTGTGCCGGTAGTCGTACGTGTGCCACTGCGGAATTCTTCATTACTAGGTCCCCATGTATCCATCAGCGCTCACCCCAAGCTATTGTCAGATTCCATCGCTGATCGGTATCAGCGACTTCAGTTCGAAGGACAACGCCCTCGCCGGGCGCGAGGGCAAACTCGCCAAGCGTGGTAGGGAAGATGAATGTGTTGGTTGTCGTAGGGTCTATCTGATTGTCGGTTACGGGGGGTGCGGACCAGATCAGCGGACCAAGGGTGCAAGTCGGTCCGCCTATACGAATCTCTGCCGCCGATGCGGGAGAGGACGATCGGAACTTGCATACGTCGGTGGCGTTGACTACCAGAGTTCCAAGCGTGGCAGTTGTAGTCCTTAGCACACGCATAGGCTCTAGTCCGGCCGTGGCACCCGGAGCACCGGAGCTGACGGTGACGGTGCTGAGAACGAACGTCTTCCCGCTGAGGAGCGGATTGAATACCGAGATATAGTTGTTCGCCGCAGCAACTCCTGCGAGGTAGCTGAGGTTGTAGACGTATCCCCCAGTGATGGCAGGATTGGCGGTTTCGTAAGCGCCTACGGTGCCCGTTACAGTCTGCGTGCCAGACGGGACGGTGGTGACCGTGCCAGATACCGCAGTCGTTCCCGAAGGGACTGTAGTCACCGTTCCTGCAACGGTCTGAGTCCCGGAGGGAACCGTGGTAACGGTTCCAGTGACGGGGAATGTAACCGGGCTTGTGAC